GCTATTGCTGACATGAATGTAGGTGATATGAACCAAGCTATGCCAGTTGGAACCACTGTAGCTTTATTGGAAAGAGGCACTAAAGTTATGAGTGCTATACACAAACGCTTACATTATTCACAAAGGCTTGAATTTAATCTTTTAGCTGATGTTTTCGCTGATTACTTACCACCAGAATATGATTATGAAACAGGTACAGGTCCTAGAGAAATAAAAACAAGTGATTTTGATGAAAGAGTGGATATAGTACCAGTATCTGATCCCAACATATTTTCACAAAGCCAAAGAATAACTATGGCACAAGAATTATTACAAATGGTTCAGTCAGCTCCAGAAGTTCATGGACCTATAGGTATATATGAAGCCTACAAAAGAATGTATGGAGCATTAGGTATAGACAACATAGAAAGCCTATTACAGCCTCCACCAGACACAACACCTAAACCTATAGATGCTGGTTTGGAAAATAGTGGTTTGTTGTTAGGACAACCAGCACAGGCATTTGGACCTCAAAACCATGAATCTCACATAGAAACACATCAAAGTTTATTTTTAACTCAAGTGGTACAAGAGAATCCACAACTACAGTCAATTATTATTAGTCATGTAATGCAACACTTACAGTTTTTAGCAACTCAAATTGCCGAACAACAGATGGATCCTGAAATGCAACAAAGGATTGCAGAGATACAAATGCAAATGCAACAAGTTTCTCCTGAAGAAGCTCAACAGATACAACAGCAGATTCAAATGATAATGGATGAATTGAGTTCGCCTATATTGGCAGAATTAACTCAAGCATTCTTATCTTCTATTGGACAAGCTAATCAAGGCGACCCATTGGTTGCCATAAGACAACAAGAATTAGACTTAAAAGACAAAGAGCTTGATATGGAACAAATGCAATTTGATTCAAACCAAGAGCAAAAGAACATGAATAGTATGCTAAACCATGAATGGCAAAAACAGAGATTAGATATACAAAAAATAATAGCAGATGATAAACTGCAATTAGGTTTTGATAGACTAAAACAACAAGCAGAACTAAAATTGCTTGAATTAGAACAAAAATTTGGGAGTATTCAATGACCACATCTTATAAACTGGAAGCCTTAAAAAAACTTAAAGCTGAAAAAAAATTAGAGAGGGAAAGAGAAGCAATAGAGTTTAAAGCTAAAGAAGAAGCTGAAGCTAAAGCTCATCAAGCTAACCTTGAAAGAATTGCTAAGAAAATGGCAATTATTGAAAAAGGCAGTGTTGTTCCTAATCCCAAGCCTGTAGTAGAAAAGAAATCTACAAGCAAAAAAGAAACTAAAGCAGAAGAAAAAAAACCAGAGGTAAAAAAATCAGCCCCTAAGAAAAAAAGAGGCAGACCAGCTGGTTCTAAGAACAAGAAGAAATAATGCCTTTAAAAAAAGGAAACTCTAAGGGAGCAGTTTCTAGTAATATTTCTATGCTAAAAAAGGAAGGTTATCCACAAAAACAAGCAGTGGCCATTTCTTTAAGTAAATCACGAATGAATAAAGGTGGAGAAGTAAAAGTTATGAAATGCCGAGGTGGAGGAGCTGCGACACAAGGCTTGGAATTTAAAGTGAGAAATTAAATGGACCCACTACAATTAGCAGAAGAACTGCAAAAGGAACTAAAAAAGAAAGAACAGCGTGTTCAAGAAACTTACATGAGTGGTGGTTTGATAGATATGGAACACCATAAATATTTGCAAGGACAACTAGAAGCATTATACTATATGCAAGATTTTATAAAAAATTACTTTAAAACAGAAAATGAGTGAACCAAAAGTTGAATTAGCAACAGCTTATGTTGAACCAGAAGAGGTTGTTTTAGACCCAACTAAACTTGAAAGTTCTGTTTTAGAGAGAATGCCCCAACCAACTGGTTGGAAAATCTTAGTTTTACCCTATCGTGGACAAGGTAAAACAAAAGGAGGTATACACTTAACCAAAGAGACAGTAGACAAGGAAACTTTAGCAACTGTAGTTGCTTATGTAGTGAAATGCGGTCCTCTTTGTTATAGTGGTGATAAATATGGGGCTCCTTGGTGTCAAGAGAAGGACTGGGTTCTTATCGGAAGATATGCTGGAGCTAGGTTTAAATTAGAAGATGGTGAAGAAGTTAGGATAATAAATGATGATGAGGTAATAGCTACAATTTCTAATCCTGATGATATAGTGAGTTTGTAATGAATGAAGAAGCAAAAGCTGAAGAAGTAAAAGAAGAAGTAGAAGTTTTAATTCAGGAAGATCCAGTAGAAACTGAAGAAACTGAAGAAGCTGTCTCTTCTGAAGAAGAATTAGATAGATACACTAAAAATGTATCTAAAAGGGTCAATAAATTAAATCAAAGAGCTAAAGAGGCTGAAAATAGGGCTTTACAAGCTGAACAATTATTAGCACAGAAAGATGCTGAGAACCAAGCATTAAGGCAACAAACCAGTGCTTTAGGTCAAAATGTTTTAACAGCAGAAGAACAGTCTATAGAATCGAAAGAATTACAGGCCAATGAGCTTTATAAAAAAGCTGTTGAGTCTGGTGATGCTGAATTAATGACTAAAGCTGACACCTTAAAAAGTGATTTGTCAATACAAAAAGAAAAATTAAGAATAGCAAAAAATAGACAATCACAAGAAACACAAGAATTTCAATATCCTCAACAAACTTACCAACAACCCATACACGAACAAGCCCCAGAGCCTACACAAGAGGCTTTAGGTTGGGCAAAAGAAAATCCTTGGTATGGAGATCAGACAGAATCTAAAAATGCTGAAGCAACACAATATGCTTATTTCACACACTTCAACTTAATTAATGAAGGGTTTGAAGCTGATTCTAATGATTATTATGATGAGTTAAATACAAGAGTTTTTAAAGTATATCCTGAATTGGGTACTTCAAAAAAAGCCAATAAAAAAGATGATAGACCCTCTGTGCAAAGAGTCGCATCTGCTTCTGTAGGAAGTCGGCAAAAAACACAAGGCAACAAGAATGGCGTAAGTTTTTCTAAATCTGAAGTAGAACGCCTTAGAGGTTTGAAACCATATAATATGTCTGAAGAAGACTGGTTAAAACAAGTTGCTAAACAAAAGCAAAAAATATCTCAAAGAGAGGCAAGATAATGTCAGAAGAAGAAAAAGTTGATACCACAAGACACACTCGTGAATCCGAGTCTCACGATAAAGAAGCTCGCAGAAAACCATGGAGGCCAGTAAGAAAACTTGAGGCTCCCCCACCCCCAGAAGGTTATGAATACCGCTGGATAAGGGAGTCGTATCTTGGTCAAGAAGATGTCAATAATGTAGGTTATAGACTTCGAGAGGGCTGGGAGCTTGTTCAGGGTTCGGAATTGCCAAGTGATTGGCAACTTCCTAGTCATGGCAAGGACAAAGGAAGACTTGCTGGCGTTGTTCATAACGAGGGACTTCTCTTAGCAAAAATGCCCATAGAAACTGTTGAAGAAAGGCGAGCTTACTATGCTGAAAAGAATAGAAAAGCCAATGAAGCATTAGATAATACAATTTTTAATGATTCTGCCAAAGACAGTCGCTATGTTAAGTATGATTCTAAGAGGGAATCTCAGGTCACTTTTGGAAAAAAGTGATTTTAACGAAACAGGAAATTAATTATGGCAAATAAAGATGCCCCTTTTGGGTTAAGACCTGTTCGTATGATGGGCGGTGAGCCCTATTCTGGAGGTCAATCCAGATATAGGATAGCTAGTGGAGCTACTACTCCAATATACCAAGGTGATTTAGTTACACAACTAACAGCTGGTGTATTAGGTAGACATGCTGCTACTGGCACTGTTCCAATCGTGGGTGTGTTTAATGGTTGTTCATATACAGACCCCACTTCAGGCGAACAAGTTTTTAAAAATTATTATCCGGGCAGTATCTCTGCTTCAGATATAATTGCTTCTGTTGTTGATAATCCTAATGTTGTTTTTGAAGTTCAATCAGACGCTGCTTTACCAGTAGCTGATTTGTTCGGAAATTTTGACATTGTGGATGGTTCTCCTGTAGGCGATACTAAGTCTGGGAGATCTAATACTGAACTGGATGTAACAACTGGTGCTACCACTGCTACACTTCCTTTGAAGGCATTAGATATTTCTCAGGATCCTGATAACTCGGATGTTTCATCCACCAACACCAATGCTTATGTTGTGATACAAAATCACATCGCTGGGCAAAAAGGTGCTGGACTAGCATAAGGTAGGTAAATAATGGCAATTTCAAGAGCACAATTAGCTGCCGAACTAGAACCGGGTTTAAATGCACTTTTTGGTATGGAGTACGACCAATACGACCAAGAATACGCTGATATTTTCTCAATCGAAGACTCTTCAAAGGCTTTCGAGGAAGAAGTATTAATTGTTGGTTTTGGTTCTGCACCTGATAAATCAGAAGGGCAAGGCGTGGTCTATGACAACGCTACTGAAAGTTACACTGCAAGATATACCCACGATACAGTGGCGTTAGCTTTTGCACTAACTGAAGAAGCAGTTGAAGATAATTTATATGACTCGCTAGGAAAAAGGTATACAAAAGCACTTGCACGATCAATGGCTAACTCCAAAGAAGTGAAAGGTGCTAATGTTCTCAATAACGCATTTAGTTCAAGTTACACTGGAGGAGATGGTGTTTCATTAATAAACACAGCTCACCCATTAGCTGGTGGAGGCACTGCTGCAAACAGAGCTACTACTATGGCTGACTTAAACGAAACTTCATTAGAAGATGCGTTGATTGATATTGCAACATTCACAGACGATAGAGGTCTAACAATCTCTGTTAATGCTTCAAAACTTGTGGTTCCACCGAACCTAGTTTTTATAGCTGACAGAATTTTGAACAGTCCTCAAAGATCTGGAACTGCGGATAACGATATTAATGCTATTAAAAACACTGGGGTATTACCCGGTGGTTATGGTGTTAATCATTATCTGTCAGATACAGATGCTTGGTTTGTACTGACTTCAGTAACAGACACAGGTGAAGGTCTTAAAATGTTCCAAAGAACGCCTATGGAAACCAATATGGAACCTGATTTCTCAACTGGTAATATCAGATACAAAGCTAGAGAACGATATAGCTTTGGCTGGTCTAACTGGAGAGGAATCTATGGTTCTCAAGGAGCTTAATTTGAACGACTCGCAATAGCGTTTATCCCTCAACTATTGCTAAACAAATTAAAGGGGTGTGTCTCGACACCCCTTTTTTTGTATTCTTCAAAACCACCCACAGAATCAAGCCCTACAACAAATATCTGGTTAGTTTGATACATCAGCCTACCTAAACCCAAAAATTGCCCCACAGGGCTTAATTTTGCCTTAGAAGGCCATTTTTATACATTTGCTCTCTGGGAATCAGGTTTTCTGCATTATTAACAAACTTTAAATTAATTTGTATAAATACTTGCAAATAATTACAAAACCCATATAATGTAAATGTGATGAATAAAACTGAATACGAAAATTTCCAACCTTATTATTATCTTGATACTGGTGAAGAT